TAGAAACATTGATTAATAATCTGGATTTGGTCCTAGAAGCGGCTTTTCAAATTATCAGTGGTTTGGCACAAGGTATCCTAAATGCATTACCTACCTTAATTCAGGCCTTACCACAAATCATCAATAGTATTATTGCCTTCATCACAAATAATCTACCTAAGATTATTGAAATGGGCCTTCAGCTTACCATCCAACTTGCAGCGGGACTTATCAGGGCTATTCCGCAGCTTGTCGCTCAACTTCCACAGATTATTACGGCCATTGTAACGGGCCTTGGAAGGGCTGTTCCATCGATGATCGATGTGGGGAAGAATATCGCTCGAGGCTTATGGGAGGGTATCTCTTCTATGATTGGTTGGCTGAAAGGCAAAGTGGATAGTATGGTCGGCGGCATTGTTAAAGGTGTCAAAGGCGTTCTTGGAATCCGTTCACCTTCTAAAGTGTTTGCTGGTATTGGTGCCAACATGAGTGAAGGTATCGGAGAAGGTTTCACTGAGGCTATGAGCGGGGTTGAAAAAGACATTCAGGGAGCTATCCCTACAGACTTTGATTTGGATCTGAACTCTCAAGTTTCTGGAAGTTTGGGTGGGGCTGAAGGTGCAGTCTTTGATGTGACCATACCTTTAACCATCGATGGCAATATCTTAACCCGTGTCATTGCCCAGCTACAATGGAATCAAAACACGGTTACCGTCAGAAATCTCGGTGTAGCAGGATCATAAAACAGAGAGGAGGGATGAGCCTTGATTGAAATCTATGCGGGTAGTACTTTGCTTCAAAGCATCAAAAAAGTGATGAGTGCCAATGTCAGAGAAACCTTGGAAGGGGAATATACTCTTTCATTTACGGTGCTGGCAAAATCAGCACTGGCACTAAAGGTTAAACAGATCGCCAAGCTGGATGATCAGTATTTTGAAATCGTTCAGATATCAAAGAGTCTTCAGGGCAGCCTTCCCATCTGTTCAGTGATCTGCGAGCACGTCTCTTATATCCTAAACCATGAGATGTATAACATCACAGTGTTTGATTTCACCGGGGATCCGGCTGAGGGACTTGCTCAGGTTCTTTCAGGTACACCATTTAATGTGGGGATTGTAGATTTCACAGAGAGCGTCACCATGAAGATCAATCAGGAAGTATCAAGAAGGGCAGCCCTTATGCAGTACATTGCCATCCTTGGTGGCGAGATTATGTACGATGGTTACAACATCAACATTCGAAGTCATAGGGGAAGTACCGACTATATTCCGGTGATGGATTCAAAGAATGTCACCAACGTGGCAGTATCCCATGATTCCAGGGAAAATGCATCTTCCTATGACATTTCATTCTTTAAGCTTTTGAACCTTGCAGTGGGAGATAATGTACAAATTGTGTTTAATCCCCTAGGAATCAATGTGAAGACGAGAATCATTTCCCTAGAATACAATCCATTCTATCGGTACAACATCCGGGTGGAAGTTGGGAGGTATAGACCTAGCATTTCAGATACCTTTTACCGTATAGAGAGTTCTTTAAATAATGTGGGAAGCTCAGTGGATGATATCCAAACACAGGTGAATGACCTGGGAGTTTCCTATACCATCGTCTCAAATCTTGTTGTGACAGAAACCACCATTGATGTGACCTATACCGTGGAAAAGGGCGATACCCATCAATATCATGCTCAGTATCAATACACCACCGACAGTGGGGGGCGTATCACAAGCATCACACTGGATAATATTTTCTCGGAGCTTCTATTAAAGGAAGTGTCCACTTTAACAGTGGATATGATGAGTTTTTATATCGAATATGCAGATGGAACAACAGCAACGTACAACTACACCGTGGATAGCGGTGGAAGAATCACCAGCGTAACGAAAGCATAAAGGAGGGCTGAATCCATGAGCTATGATCATATTTTTAATAACACCTTGGCCATCTGGACAGCCTTTGGAGGACGTGGTGAGGTTCTCTTCACCATCCCGACTCTGAGCTGGACCAAGAAGTACTATAACAACTTTGGCTATACCCAGTACGGCAGTGAGAAGCAGATCAACGTCTATGATAATGGCAACGCTCAGATCGCAGTTTACTATGCCAAAACCCCATATATGTCCTACTGGAACAAGGTCACAAAGCAGTGGACCGTTGTCAGCGTTCCTTGGTGGAGCTATGGCCAGCCGGAGATCCTCTATGCAGCGAATGGCGTGTTTATTGCCAAGATTGTGGGCCTTGCCAATGTCATCGCTTCATTTGATGGCATCACCTGGCATAATGCTGGATATTGTCCTGGAGCTTATAATGCCATGACCTGTGGTGCTTATGATATGGCTAGAGGGTCCGGTATCGTCAGCTGGTGGTATTACAAGTCACCGGTTTATTACAGCTTTGATTCTCTAGAGGAAAGAACTGCATGGACCTTGGTTGGATCTGACGGGACTTCAGTTCCGATCTTTAAATACCTGACCACCCATAAAGGAAACTTTGTTGGCGTGGTCGGTGGAGATAAATCCATAGCAAGAGCCAGTTCAGCAAGTCCTGGTCTTTGGACCACGACGATTGCAGAAGATCTAAATGACACTCGATATATGTTTATTCGCTCAGTGAATGACGTCCTTTTTGTGATGAAGTTCAACTACACCAATGTGGGCGGCGATTTCACATACTATGTGAAGCTCTGTGTCTTGAATGATGATGCCACTGAGATTACAGAGACCAATCTTTCATGGGTAGGAGACCTGGCCAATAACAACATCCCAAATCCAAGGAACATCATCTGGATGGAGGATTGGGGGAAGTTTGCCCTTCTAAAAGAGAGTATGCTCTGCGTCTCCAATGATGGACTGTACTGGGAGGGTGTAGAACAGCCAGGTTTCACAACAAGCCAGTATGATACCTTTGATGGTGCAATCTACATTCCCGGCGATGGATTTTATGCAAAAGCCAGTGGCTATGTTTACTATGCACCTTACTAATTTAGCCCATTTCTATCAGATTATGACGCCTTTAGCCGGGCGTCTTTTTATATATAAATTTACATGAAAGCGAGGAAATTACATGAGAGATATTTGGACTTTTATTCAAATGGTCTTTGCCGCCATTGGTGGTTGGCTTGGTTGGTTTCTAGGAGGTTACGATGGATTTTTATATGCCCTGATCGCCTTTGTGGTGATTGACTATATTCTTGGAGTGATGTGCGCTATTTTGGAAAAGCATCTTTCCAGTGATGTAGGTGCTCGGGGAATTTTCAAGAAAGTGGTGATCTTCTCCCTTGTAGGCATTGCCCACATAATTGATCAGAACATTATCGGAGATGGTGGTGCCATCAGAACCGCAGTTATCTTCTTCTATCTATCCAATGAAGGAATCAGCATCATAGAAAACTCAACAAGAATCGGGCTTCCTGTACCAGAGAAACTCAAAGAGATTCTTGAACAGCTCAAAGACGGTGGCGATAAAGATGGAAAAAAGTAATGAGTGGCCATCTTGAAGGAGGAGAATAATGAACCTTAAAAAACTGATTTTCACGGAAAATGAATGCTATAAAGTGGGTAGAAAAATCAAACCCAAAGGCATCATGGTCCATAGCACTGGGGCCAATAACCCCTACCTTCGTAGATATGTTGGACCCGATGATGGCCTCCTGGGGGAAAACCAGTACAACAATCACTGGAATCAGCATAGACCAAGTGGCAGACAAGTCTGTGTCCATGCCTTTATCGGAAAACAAAAAAATGGTACCGTCGCTACCTATCAGACCCTGCCATGGGATCATAGAGGGTGGCATGCAGGTGGTGACGCCAACAACACACATATTGGCTTTGAAATCTGCGAGGACGGTTTGACCGATGCCTCGTATTTTAATGCGGTCTATAAAAAAGCGGTGGAGTTATGTGCATACCTTTGTAAGGAGTATAAACTCGACCCGATGGCTGACGGTACTATTATCGGCCACTATGAGGGGTATCAACGAGGGATTGCATCCAATCATGCTGATCCAAGACATTGGTTTTCAAGATATGCTAAGAGCATGGACACTTTTAGAACAGAGGTTAAAAAGTTACTTTCAGCAGATGAACCACCTGCTGGGGGTTCTGAAAATACAACCTATCCTGAAAAGCTGACTACAGGCTATTACCGCGTTAGAAAGACTTGGGCAGATGCGAAATCACAGCTTGGTGCATATCGTATCCTTTCCAATGCAAAGGCACAGGTTGATAAGAACCCAGGTTATTATGTTTTCAACAACGATGGCATGATTGTATATCCCACCGGTAGCACCTCTTCACCAACTTACAAAGAGTATACGGTAGTTAAAGGTGATTCTCTCTGGGGAATTGCACACAAACTACTCGGTAGCGGTACAAGATACACAGAGATTGTTAAACTGAACAATTTAAAATCAACGATTATCTATACCGGTCAAAAACTGAAAATCCCTAACTAAGTATGATGCCCTTGGAGGTTTAAAACTTCCTTGGGCATTTTTTTTATTAAACCGTCAGATTTATGTATCTCCTGAGGCTACCAGGTAGAGGGCAACAAATAAAAGCGCCCTTCAGAAAGAGGTGATGGATATGAAGCACAATTTAAAAATTAGTGTTTCAAAGAAACCACAGATAGGTGGAATTGTTACTTACCGTAACTTTTCCGTGAGGGAGCGCATCCTACGAATCCTTCTTGGGGGAAAACAGCGTGTAACGATTGTAATCCCCGGAGACAGCATCGAGGAACTCTCTATCTGTGAGATGACGAAAGGAGGAAATGACCTTGAGCAAAATAAAGTTACTGCTTGATGTGGTAAATGATATGCGAAGTCTTGCTGATAGCATACAAGCGGTTTGTGATGCAATGGCAGATAGCGATTCTGATCCAAAAGAAGCACCTACCACAAAGACAGAAAAAGCAAAGGAGCCGGATATTTCGCTGGAAAAAGTGAGAATGGTACTTGCCGAAAAAAGTCAGCTTGGCTTTACCGCTGAAGTGCGGGGCATCATTGGGAAGTATGGTGCTGACAAGTTAAGTGCTGTTGATAAGGCTTATTATGCTGACATCTTGAAAGATGCGGAGGTTCTTGGGAATGGGTAATCATGCAATATTATCTGCATCTTCATCACACAGATGGCTTCATTGTTTACCGTCTGCAAGGCTTGAACTTGAGTTTGAAAACACAAATGGAGAAGCAGCAAAAGAAGGTACAGCAGCCCATGCCCTCTCTGAACACAAGCTAAAAAAGGCACTTCGAATCAGAAGTAAGAGGCCTACATCAGAGTATGATTCAGATGAAATGGAAGAATGCACGGATGCCTACGTTGATTTCATCATGGAGCAGGTAGAACTTGCAAGAAAGTCCTGTACAGATCCTATCGTTCTTATTGAACAACGTCTTGATTTCTCTTGTTATGTTCCAGATGGTTTTGGGACAGGAGATTGTGTGATCATCTCAGATGATAGACTTCACATTGTAGATTTCAAATATGGTATGGGCGTGCTAGTGGATGCAGAGGACAATCCACAGATGAAACTGTATGCATTAGGCGCTTTAGAGATTTATGACAGCCTATACGACATCAAAGAAATATCAATGACAATTTTTCAACCACGAAGAGAAAATGTCAGCACATGGACTGTTCCGGTAGAAGAACTTAAAGCCTGGGCAGAAGAGGAACTAAAACCAAAAGCCGCAAAAGCCTATCAAGGTGAAGGTGAATATATGCCTGGTCCGTGGTGTACCTTCTGCAGAGCATCCAGCAGATGTCGTGCTAGAGCTGATGAAAATCTGAAACTAGCACAGATGGAGTTTAAGATATCACCGTTACTTACAGATAGTGAGATAGAAGAAGTTCTAACCATTCTTCCCGACCTTACTAAATGGGCGAATGAGATAACTGCCTATGCGACAGACGCTGCAGTCAATCACGGAAAAGAGTGGCATGGTTTTAAGGTTGTGGAAGGTAGATCTGTTCGAAAGTATAAAGATGAAAATGCAGTAGCAGAAAAAGCTGTCATCAGCGGATACAAGGACATTTATCGTAAGAGCCTCATCCCTATGACAGAGATGCAAAAATTGATGGGCAAAACCAAATTTGAGGAAATTCTCGGTGACCTCATCTATAAACCACCAGGCAAGCCAACTCTTGTCCCCAAATCAGATAAAAGACCGGCAATTAATGTAGCTGATGCAAAAAACGAATTTAACGAAATTATGGAGGGTTAATATTATGAGTAAAATCGAAAACAGAACTAAAGTAATTACAGGTGTAAACACAAGGCTTTCTTATTTCCACGGATGGGAGCCAGTATCCATCAACGGTGGCGCAGAAAAATACAGCGTATCTGTTCTTATTCCCAAGGACGATACAGAAACCATTAATGCTATAAATGCTGCTGTGGATGCAGCCATTGAGGAAGGCATCGCTAAATTTGGTGGAAAGAAACCGAACAAAGCGGCAATTAAGCTGCCACTGCGCGACGGAGATGTAGAGCGTGATGATGAGGCTTATAAGGGGCATTATTTTATCAATGCCAATAGCAAAACTGCTCCACAGATTGTAGATAAAAGTGTTAAACCTATTATGGATCGCAGCGAAGTGTACAGCGGTTGCTATGGTAGAGTTTCACTCAATTTCTATGCTTTCAACTCAAACGGTAATAAGGGTGTTGCTTGTGGTTTGGGTAATATTCAAAAAATTAAGGATGGCGAGCCTCTTGGTGGAAAGACATCTGCAGCAGATGATTTTTCAACGCTTGCAGATGATGACTTCCTTGCCTAAAAGAAAGGATCGATTGATGGTGGTGGAGGTACTTCCTCTGCCACCTATTTTTTAGGAATGGAGGTAGGAAATGAAGAATCTTGAAATCGATATCGAAACCTACTCATCTATAAACTTACAAAAGAGCGGAGTTTATCGCTATGTAGAGGCAGATGATTTTGAAATAATGTTGTTTGGCTATTCTGTTGATGGTGGCGAAGTTAAGGTGATTGATTTAATGGCTGGAGAAAAGATACCTGGCGATATACTGGAGGCCTTAACTGATGAAGATATTACTAAGTGGGCATTTAACACGCAGTTTGAACGTGTATGCCTTTCCCGTTACCTTGGATATCCTTTTGGAAGTTATCTAAACCCTTCATCGTGGAAATGTTCAATGGTGTGGTCAGCCTATATGGGACTTCCCCTTTCTTTGGAAGGTGTGGGAGCCGTTCTTGGGCTTGAAAAACAAAAACTGACGGAAGGGAAAGATCTGATCAGATATTTTTGTGTTCCGTGTAATCCTACCAAAACGAATGGCGGTAGAACTCGTAATCTGCCAAGTGATGAAATGGAAAAGTGGAGGAAGTTTATAGCTTATAACAAGCGTGATGTTGAAACAGAAATG